AAAACTAAATTAAGATTCATTCTATAAACAACATCAAAATTTATATTATTAAAATCTAATATTTCTTTTAATATAAAATAACATCTTTCAAAATGATCAGAGTTAGGAATGCTAATAGCTGGTACTTGTATTCCATTGTTTTCGTGTTGTGGACTTCTTAACAGTTCGTGACTAAAAAAATCAATATCTTCATCTTTTGAATCAAAAGTAGTTTTATTTTGATAAAACCAACCCATTTGTTCTGTTAGTATAATATTTTTTAAATCTTTGTAATTTTCAGTTACAGGATTTTTTAAATTGGTAATCATCTAAATGGGTATCCTACATTCCAACACACTAAGGAGTGTCGTATTCCTTTGGTTACTGGTTTAACTCTATGCCAAACAAAAGAAGGAAAGATAATAACGCTACCTTTCTTTCTAATTTCTTCACATATTCTAGGCTGAGAGCCTTCATCTGTGTTTCTAAAATCAAACTCTAAATCTCCACCTTCGTATTCATCAGGATCAGTTAAAGATACAGTCATGCTAAGTTTTCTTAATTTACCATGCACATTTTGATTATCTGGATTCTCGTAAGGTTCTTCGTAGGAGTCACAATGCCAATCGTAAAATTGACCTTTTTTGTATTCAGTAAATTGACAAGATTCTGAAAAATCCCAATCAAAATTCCAACCAGCACTTGTATTTGCTTGATGTATGTAAGGTTGTATTTCTTTGTATATCCATCGATCATTCATCCAAACAACATCAGACTTGCGTTTCTTTTGGATGTTTTTAAGTTCTAGTTTGGTAAGATTGTTTTTATTAGCGTTGCCTGTAAGAGCCATTTGTTTGTCTTGATCTTTGCCATATCTAATAATCTCGTCACATATTCTTTCAGGTATTACAGATTGAAAGTACCAGTAGTAATATTTTAGATTCATCTTCTCTCCCTTGAGAGATTAGTATAGGTTAGATGTGTTTTAAAAGAAAGTTAAGTCCAATTACCTGCTTGAACTTGTCTAAATACAGTTCTTAAATCCCAACAGCTTGATGTGCCAGTAGCAACTTCTGGCTCTTTAACAATAACAATCCCTGAACCACCTGAACCACCTGCTGAAGATGCACTATTTCCGCCACCACCACCACCGCCTCCAGTATTGGCTGAACCTGCTGCACCTGTACCTGCTGCGTTACTTGTTGGATTACTTCCTCCTGCTGTACCTGCTCCAAAACCCTCTGCTCCGCCACCTGCTCCTCCTGCTCCTCCTGCTGTTACTCCAGAAGAATTATGTGTTCCTCCACCGCCACCACCTGCGTAAGTTACATCTGAGCCTGATGCAGTAGAAGGCGAACCTGCTCCTCCACCCCCCGCTGTTGCTGGTACAGATGGAACTGGACTATCATCTCCAACAAACCCTACAGCAGAAGCACCACCGCCACCACCACCAACTCCATAAGCTGAACCAGTACCACCGCCTCCTGCATTTCCTTGTGAGGGTGAAACTGGTGGTGTGTTTCCTGCTCCACCGCCACTAGATGGAGCTATAACTCCTCCACCGCCACCTGAACCGCCTGCTTCTGCTGCATCGGCAGATGGTGAACCTGATACAGCACCACCACCTCCACCACCAGTAGAGGTTAAAGGTGCAGATGCACCAAAAATTGAATTACTGCCAGGTGCTCCATTAGCATCAGGTGCTCCTGAACCACCTGCTCCTATTGTGACTGGAACAGAACTACCAGGGATCGGATGTGCTGCTATATCTCTAAAACCACCTGCTCCTGCTCCGCCACCAAGTTCTCCGCCACCTGCTCCACCACCTGCAACAACTAAAACTTGTGCAGTAGTAGATGAAGGTTGAGCAGTAAATGTACCACTAGAATTAAAAGTAGTAATTCGTTCTGCTTGAACTTGAGGGTTTAATGCTGCTCCGATTAATCTTGGCATATTAAGTTGTCCATGTTCCTGCTTTTACATTGTCGTAAAGTGCGTTCATATCCCATATTCCTGATGCTTTGTAAGGTCCAGCTGGTTCACTAACAATAACCACACCCGAACCACCTGCTGCACTACCAGCATATATGGGTGCTGGAAAACCTGCTCCGCCTCCGCCTCCGCCTGTGTTTACTGTTCCTGCTACAGCTGAAGAGTTTGGTGCTATTGCTCCATTTCCACCGCCACCTGCTCCACCTGTTCCACCTGCGTTACCCCAAGCATTCATAACACCACCGCCTCCGCCACCTGCTCTTGTAACAGATGAGCCTGAGATAGATGAAGCTGTACCTGCTCCGCCTGGTCCTGATTGACCACTTACTCCACCTGTTCCTACGGCACCTGCTCCACCACCGCCACCCGAACGACCACCGCCATCTGAAGCACCGCCAGTATTTCCTTGAGATGGACTGACTGGGGGAGTATTTCCTGCTCCGCCTGATTGTGAGCCTGGAGGACCACTTCCTGCTCCACCGCCTGACCCACCAGCAATACCATCTGAGTATTTAGCACCAGCACCTCCACCTGCAGAAGTTATAGGGGTGGGAGTTCCCAACACTGAATTAGAACCAGCAACACCATCCTGACCATTAGGAACTGGAACTCCAGCACCTCCTGCTCCTACTGTAATAGGGTAAGGTGAACCGCCTGATACTGGTGTTGGACCTGTTCTAAAACCACCTGCTCCACCACCGCCACCAACATACTGTGCACCACCACCACCACTAGCACCACCTGCTATAACAAGATATGTAAGAGTTGTTGTATAAGGAGTAGTTGTTAAAGTACCGCTTGAATTAAATGTGGTTATAGTTATAGGTTGTTCAACTGGTGGGTTATCTACACCTACTACTCCGCCATTAGAACTAGCCATGGTTAGACCTCATTCCATTGCAGATTAGTAGCATCCCATGTGTAATCAATTTTTGTTCCGTTTTCGAGCCAAGTAGAACCAAGCCATTGTAGATTAGCTTCATCCCAAGATATTATAACGTCTACTGAGTTTATTTCTGTAACAGTTGGATATGTAACTGGTGCTTGCCAATCATCATTAGAATCTAATGACCAAGATGGATATGGTTGCGGTAATATAAATTTATCTTTAGAAGAATCGTAAGAATATCCAATACCTGCGTATTGTTTTCTAAAATTATTGTTGTATGAAGTTTGTTTCCAAGCAACGCCACCTGTTCCGTATGGAACGATTGAAGCTACAAATGTTTCTGCTTGAGCAGATTCATCGCCACCATTGGCGTCTACATCTATGTTTGATATTACTATTACTTGTAATACTTTGTTGTTGTTATTAAGTTCTGCAAAGTGAGCCATAATTAAATACCTCTTTAAGCGTCATCTAGTTCTTCGTAACTAATGGTGTAAGTTAAATCGCCATTGGCACTAGCACCGCCCTCTAAGATATCTCCTTCTTCAATGTACATGCTTGAGTTCTTATCAATAAGAACCAAGGTAGCATCTGCTGGAACAGAGATAGTAGAAGCAAATAAAACTACTGAACCACCACTTTTAATAATTCCCATTGTTACAGTAGCAGCACTAGTGCCGTCAATGTTTGCAATAACGATGCTATTAATTTTAATTAACTTATTACTTGCACAAGTCAATAAGTCGGTTGTTACTGTATTAGTTAAAGCTCCGCATATACTGTTACCGTATATCGAAGTTACATTTACTAAATTTGGATTTGCCATAATATTTTCCTAATTTTATCCGAAAACCAAAGCCATTGCTATAGCTTTTCCTGTTGTTGCTGCACCTGAGCCACCTATATTAAGTGAAGATGCAACATTTAAATCTGTTAAAGCGTCTACCATAGCTCCGCTTCCTCCAGCTCCGTCAGAATAAATTACAGAGGTCATTCCAGTTGGAATAGTAACTGTAGCTCCTGAACCTTGTTTTATAATAATACTTTGAGATCCAGTGGTAGCATTTTCTATAATCCATACTTTTGAAACTGTATTAGGACCAATTGTAATTGTACAAGTTGAATCTAAAGTTCCAGTATATTTTAAGAACATAGCTCGACCTGCGTCTGCTGATCCGTCTGCTATTGTTGTCGTATGAGTGTCAGCGTTGGTTGTTATTCCTTCTGTTCCATAACCAAAAGCATCACCAATAAGTTCTAAATTGGTGTTAGTAGAATCGCCCCAAGTACCACTTTCGTCACCTGTTGTGATTTCTTTGAGTCTTAAATCGTTTGTGTAAGCTGCCATAATTTCTTCCTATATTGTATATAATAAATCAAAAACGATAAAGTATATACCTTTATTTTATGCTGCGATATTTCTCCAATTAGGTGTTTGAGTATCTATAACTGGTGACCAAATATTAAGTGTGCTAAGAACACCTGTTGCGGATAAACCTATTAAGGTGATAGTTGCTTCTGCATCTACCGTTACTGTGCCTACTGAACTTGTCGCACTCATTGATGGTACAGTAAAAACATTTGCCGTAACTGTTGTTATTGTTCCTACAGCACTTGTTCCTGCTAAACCTGTAACTGGTATATTGGCTTCACCGTCTACGTCTACTGATACTGAACCTAAACTTGACGTCAATCCTGCGACTGAAGCTACAGCTTTACCATTTACACCAACACCACCTAAAGCAGAAGTCCCTGCTAAACCTGTAATATTTAAAGTATTGTTTGATATTGTGGTGGCTGTACCTAAAGCAGATACACCTGCTAATCCATTAACTCCAATTTGTCCACCTGCTTCAACTGCAAGCCCACCATTAGTAGCGGTTAGACCTAAACCTGTAAGGGTAACTGTTGCTTCGGCATCAGGAATTACTGTACCTAATGCAGATGTAGCGGATAAACCACTAAGGATAACTGGTATGGGTTCACCCCATGTGAGTTGCCCCCAAGTCCCTCGACCCCAACCGTTTATATTAGCCATTTAAGGCTAGGCGATTCTTATAATCGCTGTGTTGGCTGCTGCCGCTGGGAACACAATAGTAAAGTCTCCTGCTGTAGAAGTTTTATCTCCACCAAAATCAATTGTTGCTACTGATGGATCTCCTGAAGCGGTATCGTTGTAAATCATGCATCCTCTAGCAGTAACAGTAGCAGTACCAAAAGTTAAGTCTGAAAAATCTGTAAACCCAGTAGTACCAGAGCTTGTTGGCGCTATGTTTGTTAAAGCTGCTCCACCTGAAGTATAGTTAGTACCAGTTGCTTGACCTGTAGTAGTAAAAGCTGTGGTAGCTGCGCCTAATGTGGCTGAACTTGTATATAAAGCTAGTTTAAAAGAATTACCACCTGATGCCTTAAAATTATGTGTGGCTTCAAGTAGTTCTTTTTTAAAACTGGTTGTAAGTGTTGATGTAATTGCCATTTAAATACCTTTTATTATGTTTGCTAAATCTTTAGCATCTCCTTGATTCAATT